CATTAGATGCAATTGCTTTTATTTGTGAACCATTGTTAAATACCAATGATAATTTATTATTCTCAACAATCTGAGTCTTTAACCATGATGGTAAATTATCATACATAATACGAACTTTAGTAACAAGATTTTTTGCAGTATCTTTTGCAGTAGCAATACACAACACATTCTTATCATTTTGAAATAACATCAACCATAAAGAATAAGCAGCAGTAAGTGTTGATATTCCCAACTGACGTGATTTTAAAATTACATTATAAGATTCTTCTTGATATGTTTTTAACACTTCTTCTTGAAAAGGATATAATTTAAATTTAATCTTTCCACGCTGTGGATGTTGAATTACACAAAACTTATTTATAAAATATGATGAATCTTGAACACATTTCACATATTCTTTTTTAATTGCTTGTTTTAAATTACTCATTATAATTCTTTATATTTTCATCTGATAAAGCATTAGCAACACTTTTATCAAATGGATTAGTATCTTTATTTAATTCCATTTCTGATTCATATTCTTTTAATACAGTTTCCCATCGTTTTTCTTCCTGTTCCTTTACCCAATTTTGCCACTCACCTTTTCGATGTAAATCTGCTTCAAATTCTAGTTGACAATAATAACATCTCTGCATTCTATTGTATGTATTCTGGTCAATATCTTTTAATATTAACTTTTCACAATCATTACACTTATCAAATCCTCTTGGTGGAACTTTAGTAATTTGTTTTCTTTTACCATTTTCTATCTTCCACTTACGTCCATTATGGTCTTCCCATTCTTCACCTTCTTTTCGTTGTAAATCTGTTTTAGATTCATATCCAATCTGTATTGGACGTTTATAAACACCCTTTACCATTTTTTGTATTTTTTCTATATTACTCATTAAAACGTCATCATGCCTGTTATTTGATTAATAGGAGCAAATGCACCTGTAAACTTGTAAACCTTTCCATTATATTTAAATACTATTCCTTCAGTTGGAACTATAGCATCCAAACCACCAATTGAATCTAATTTACTCAATTGTTGTTTTAGTTTATTTAACTTCTTCAAATCACCACCACTTCTTACGTTTGATATTGATGATTTTAGTTTTGACCTAATTTTTTGAACTGATTGTTTAGGATTAACCGCTAACCATCCATCAATATTTTTCATTATCTCAGCACCAACTTCAAAAAACAATGTTTCAAATGGTTTCATATTATCTTGTGTCATTTTTAAATGGTCAATTTTATCAGTTGTTAATACCCAATCTATAAACTTATCATTTTTAACTGTAGCTTTTATATCTCTTACACTATATGATTTGTCAAAAAATGCCCATCGTTTTGTCAATCGTTTCAAAACATTAGTTGGTATTTTATACTTAAACTGTTTTGAAGCATTGTAAATATATTCTTCCCAAAATTTTTGATGATAAAGTGCAAGAGTATCGTTATCTTTAAGAGCAAATTGATTTTGTAATTTTTTTAATCTACCATGAAACTTATCTTTCATTTTTCCAAAATCTTGATGTTTAGGAACTGTTAAAAAATTTGGTTTTCCAATCTTATACTTCTTTTGTATATGTTGATTTACTTGTTGTATCATTCCTTGTAACATTCTTCCACTATCTTTTGCCTGCCCAATTACTCGTCCACTATCATCATATTCCAATGCTCCATGAAATACAATCTGAGTAACATCATAATTAATTACATTTTCACTCGCTGGCCATAATACTTCAAGATTCATCCACTTTGAACCATTTCCAAAAATCTTATCTTGTTGTTTTACACTTAACGATTTAATTGCTTTTTGTAAATCCCTTACTGCAAAAACAAAAGCATTTCTAATATCACCTCTACCTTTAAACTTTGATTCTACACCTTTTATATCTAATGCAGTTTTACCTTTATTTTTCAAATGTCCTTTGTTACGAGCAGTAATTAATTTACCATCTCTCCAACTTATCATAAGATTTTGTCCGTCAAGTTTTTCACTTACATTATCTTCACGATTAAGTTGACCACCTAATCCTAATTCAATAATTTTCTTCAAATCACCGAATGTCAAATCCTTGTCATCAAACGGATGACTCATATGACCATATGCTCCTCCCATTAATAATAACTCCTTTCCGTTTCTTAATTTTTTTGAATTAAGTATTTCTTTATATACAACTTTTAATCTACCTTTATCTATTTCCTTATCTCTATGTAATTTTTCCATTTCTGGTTTATTAATTACAAGTTTTGGTTTTTCACTTGGTTTATTAGTAACACTTGGTACTGCATAATAAGCCTTTCTAAATCCAAACTTTTTAGCCGCAACATGACCTTTACCTCCATATTTTTGAGCCAAATCTTTTTCAGCTTCTTCTCTTGAATATCTAATCCTAATACCACGCCTCATCAATCTCTGTTTCCAAATCTTAGTTTTCTTCGACACTTCTGCTAATGATAAAACTTCTTTTACAATTTCTAAATCATCATGTTGTTCATTTCCTCTATTAACATCTACTGGTTCTGGTTCTTCAGCATCAAGTTGTTTTGCAGTTTTCGGGCTATCTTTAACAATAACTTTTCTTTCTTTTGCCATACTATCCACATATTCATATTCTTGATTTCTTAAAATCATATCTATATGATCTAACCATTTATTCCACAATTCAGTACCAACATAATCAGTTAAATTTTGAGCACTTGGCTCTTGAGTTCCAGCTGGACCAAATGAAACAGAATCTACTGGTCCTTTTGGATATTCTGTATCTTTAACAAAACCAAAATCTTGACTATAATAATAATCATCGTCAATTAAATTATGTGCAATTTCCCAACCTAATTTACCAGCTTCTATTTCGGCTCTATTACGATATGATTTTAAACTTGATAAAAAAGTTGGTCCATCATCCACCCCACCACCTTGTGTATTAGAACTTTCAAACAAATGAACATAAAATTCAAATAACTTCTTGAACTTATTCGTCATCATATTATACACACCTTTATCATAATATCCAAATGCTTTTTTAAATAATTTTGGTCTTTCTTTAGCATCAAATTCAGGTGAACCTAAAAGTTGTCTCATTACAGTTCCACTTACTTCTTTACCACCTACATTTACACTAACGTGTGGAGCTGTTAAGATATACCCATGTGTTTCAAATCCCTCTAAATTACCTTTATTCTTTTTATAATCTTGGTAGTATGTCTTTCCACCACTTTTCTTTGTTCCTCCAGCTAATCTTCCAGCATCTTTCTTTCCGAAAATATAAATAACTGCTGTAGTATCTTTGTCGTATTTTTTCAAAGTATTTTTTGCTACATAAGGAACTTTTTCTTTTACAATACGATTTGCTGGAACACCCATTTTAACCATATGTCGAACTTTCTCTTTATAATTCATTGGATGTCTTGGTGGTTTTTTTATATCAGTTGTGGTTATGTAAGCTTCATCAACTTGTGCTTCTAACCACTTAAATGTTTTTAAATGATGTGGACCAAATGGTTGAAATCTACCACCGTATATTCCAATGACTTTTTTAATCTTCGATTTTTCCTCATTCATTTTTAATTTTTTTCGTAGTGTGTCAATTTGTTTTTTAACCTTTTTTTGATTAGGACTACCTGGCATCATCTTCATAGCCTTAGTGTATAGTTTCATCAATTGAGCTTTATCATCTTGTTCAAATATATCACCTACATCTTTTTTATATGTTTGAATAAGTTGATATTTACTTTTTGGATCTTTCTTTCTAGCTTTTTTCAATTCACTACGAGCAGCACTCTTTGAACCTTTAAACTGAATAATTTTTTTACCTTTTTCTAACTTATAAAATCCATATGCCTTTGATGGTTGTATAACTTCATTTACAGATTCGTTTCCCATCGGAACAGCCCAATAAATATTAGCTTTATCTAACCTATCAAGTACTTTCATAATTTTACCGTAACCGCCAGCAACATTATAAAATCCGGCTTCTTTACCACTACCTTTAAGTTTCTTAACTTTATCAAATTTAACATTCTTATCAATAAGTTTATTTACTTTAGATATGTCTTTTTTAAATACCCAAAATCTTTTAACTTTAGCTTCATTAATATCTTCATTTAATTTTTTCATTTGTTTTTCTAAATCATTAATTTTCATTTTTAATTTATAACTACCAGCTTGTGGTCCAAATCCACCATACTTTCTAATCAACTCCATTCTTTTTTTATGTAACTTATTATATTTAAGTTGTGTTTTTCTATCCATTTTTTCAGTAACTTTTTTATATCCACTCATTGAATTCGTTTTATTCTTTTTAACTTTTTTCCTTGATGGTTCTCCTTGAATAACTCCATCACCACCTACGATTGCATTTTCTTTCATTATCTTTTGTTTTGCAATCCATTTTTTTCCACGATAGTTTTTAATTGGTTTTTTAATAAAAGAACCAATGCCTTTTTTAACCAACATATTAAATTTTTTGAATGCTTGTTTCTCACTTAAAGTATTAGAATTATCAACCATCATAAAATTAACATTACCAAACAATCCTTGAAAGTATATTTTATTTTTCTGAACTTCATTCCAGCTTTCTTCTACTAATTCAGGATTAAGTTTTCTTGGTCTTTCCATATTCCTTTTTTGTGCTACATCTAAATCAGTATGAACAAAAACCATATAGCAATCATAACCAATTTCTTCTAATTCTTTCTTTTGTTTTTTTATCTTATCGTATTTATGTCCTGTACCATCTATAATCATTCCCAATCGACCATTCATGTACATCTTCTTTCTATCAGCAGTTAATTCTTTTGCTCTTCCTCTCAATCCACTATAATCTTCATAATCAGGATCAGTAAGTTGTTTAAATAATTCATCTGGCATATCATCTAAATCTGTACCGAATCCGTATTTGTTTAACATACGAGTTAATTCTTTATCTTGATTTACAAGTTTTAATCCGTGAGCGGATACATTAACTTTCTTTGGTATTCCAAATAAACCTTGAGAAACAAATCCTTTACCACTTCCAGGTCCACCAGCAAGAAATACAGCTTTTAAAATACCTGGATCGTTTACACCTTCTTGTAGTATTGGTCTAGTTATTTCTTCTACTAATTTCTCTAAACTCATATTTTTAATTCCAATTCTTGTCTAAGATTATCTTCTATAGGATGTGGTAATGCCTTAGTATCAAAATAACCCCAATCAGAATGTTCTTCATCAAGTTCTGGTTCTGGTTGCCCTTGTAATTCAACTGTATATAATCTAAAGATTCTATTATACTTAGAGTCTTTCAACGTAGTTAAATATACTAAAGAATTGGGGTCAATGTCAAGCTTTGTTTCTTCTTGAAACTCTCTATGTGCACCTTCTTTAGATGTTTCGCCACTTTCAACATGTCCTGCAGGTGGCGACCAAAAATTAGGATATTTTCCAGCAACCTCAGAACGACGAAGTAGTAAAATCTTACCTTCAGATTTAACAATGACTCCACCAATTCGTTTTGGTTTTTTTATTTCTGCTATTAAATCTATTAATTTTGGTATAGACATAGATATACTCCCATACCTATAAATATAACAATCTAAACTTCAAGTCCTCTACGAAACCAACCAAAGTAAAACTTTTCCAAATCTGGTTTTCTTGTAACTAAATCAGCATAATACTTTATACGATAAGCACGAACTCTGTCTAATTCAACCCCATCAAGAGCACCAATTGTCTTTGGTCCTAACCCACCATCTACTTTCAATCCAGCACCTTTTGCATTAGCTGCTGTTTGTAAAATTTTAACTGCTCGTCCACGACCTTGATTTACACACATATCAAAATAAATATGTTTTAATTCATCTGGTAAATCATCTACTTTATTAGCATCCCAATAATGTTCCTTATAGATTTCTTTCGCACCATCTTTAGTGAGATTTTTGATATCTACATCGGGATGACTTCTTTTGGCAACTCCAAAATTGGTTTCCCCACCTGGATCTTGTGGATCATTTACATATCCACCTTCGTGGTGTAATACTACTTCTATGATTTCATCAAATTGTGTTAACATAACTTTAATTCCTATTTATTTTTTAATATCAAAATCTTTATTTTTATGCATTTTACTTAGTCACCTGAGCAAGCACCAGGGCCATACCTCGTTCCAGTACTTAAATCACCAAAATCAGTTGCATCACTAGGTGTAGCAATTGTTACGTAGTCTATAGGTTGACTCCATTGCCCTCCACCAAAAAGACCCTTGGTTCCGTCTGAGCAACCAGCAGTGCTGTGTCTTCCAGCACTTAAATCACCAAAATCAGTTGCATCACTAGGTGTAGCAATTGTTACGTAGCCTATGGTAGTAAGAAAGTAGTAACCTCCAGCCCAAAGACCCTTGATTCCGTCTGAGCAAGCACCAACTTGCGTTTGTGTAGAAGTTAAATCACCAAAATCAGTTGCATTACCAGTCGTAGCAATTGTTACGTAGTCTATGGTGTTGTACTTGGCATTAAAGGTGCCGCTATATCCTCCACCCCAAACACCTCTGGTTCCGTTTGAGCAAGCAGCCGCATAATGTCTTCCAACAGTTAAATCACCAAAATCAGTTGCATTACCAGGTGTAGCAATTGTTATGTAGTCTATGGGATTGGAATTGGATTTGCCACTCCAAACACCCCTGGTTCCGTTTGAGCAAGCAGCCGCGCTGTGCTGACTGCTAGTTAAATCACCAAAATCAGTTGCATCACCAGTCGTAGCAATTGTTACGTAATCTATAACATTCGAAGATCCACCACCCCAAACACCCCTGGTTCCGTTTGAGCAAGCACCAGGGTACTCTCTTCCAACAGTCAAATCACCAAAATCAGTTGCATCACCAGTCGTAGCAATTGTTACGTAGTCTATGATGTTAGAATAGGAACTTCCACCACCCCAAACACCTCTGCCACCATAAAAAGCAGCAGTATCTTCTTCAGCAGCAGCAGCAGCATCCAATTCTGAAAAAATTCCTAATTTAATTCCAAGCATGAAAGCTTCCAAATAATATAATTAATCTAACCCAAGTCACCAACAAGATGCCAAGTATTTGTTGCAACTTTCTTTAATGAAGCAGCACTATATTGTCCTGTTATTGACATGGCGCCATCTTTAGAATAGACATTTACTAAACTTGCAGATTGAAACAGCATAGTTCCAGCGGAAGATGTTTGAAAGAATTCCCATTCTGCTCCTACTGCTGTACTTGCAGTTGCTTCTGCTAAAATAGAACAAGTTAAATTACCACCAACAATATTATAATGACCAGCATAAGTCATAGATGCTGTAAAATGAGTTGTATGTGTTGTAGTTGGTCTTTGTAATTTTGTTAAACCACTTCCATCACCTACTACTTTACCGAAAGAGCCAGTTGAAGTTGCTGAACCACTTATTTTTGTTGCTGTACCATCCGAAAAACTTTGGGTTGTTGAAAAGTTTTGTCCTTGCCATGAACCACTTATTCCAACAGATGTGAATGTATTTTGTCCAGTTGGTCCAAATCCACCGGCAGCTGCCGAAGTACTTACAGCAGTATCCCAGTTGACTCCACCTTTCATAATATGTCCAAACGAACCTGTTGAAGTTATTGAACCACTTATGTTTCCACCAACTAAAGTATTAAGTGAACCTGTAATATCTGGTGCGTGTATTTTCATTTAATTATTTGTTCCCATTTTATAATAAATATTCATTATTTTTTAATTCTATATCCCAAACCTATGTCGATGTGCATTAAAATTTTGTTTTACTTCTGTTGAAGATAACCCCCTTTTATAAACATGGAAATAAGGAGAAAAAGCATCCCAACCATCATAATTACTTAAATTTGCATTTATTGTAACAGCATGAGCAGAAAGGTCAAGGTCATTAGCAGTGGTAGTATTAGTGGTTACTAAATTACCATTCAAATAAATATATCTATTGGAAACCTCACTTACAAATGCATAATTATACCATGTTTTATATGTTAAAGACCCATACGAAGTTCTATGTTCTGCATCACAACATCCTCCTTGATCCCAATAAATATTACTATTAGACCACGGTAAATGTATAGATATACCTCTGTCTGCATCGTCAGTCACATCTCCGTTACCAGCACCTCCTGCAAAGAATATTGCAATATTATCTTGCAATGCTGTATCATTAATATAAAAAGATAATTCTACAGTATAACCAGAACTATTAGTTATACCGAAAGTATTAGCATTTGGTCCTGTGGCAGATTTACCTGTACAATCAAAATATCCTTTAGAATTAAAAGTAGGTGTAGAAGTCCAAGTGAAATTCCTACCACCACCACTCAAATCATACCAAGTCGTTCCACTTCCTGGATAACTATTTTTATCCCCAGCATCTAAACATAATACCAATCCATCTGTTACAATTTTAGGACTATAATGAGTTGCCATAATCTATACTCCAAACCTATGTCGAAGTGCATTAAAATTTTGTTTTACTTCTGCAGCAGTTAATTCTCTGTTATATATTGATACTTGTGCTATGTTTCCGTCATAATAACTGCCCTGAATTCTTCTACCAATGGTTAGTGGTTGAGTGGAGTTTAATGTGACTGGACCACCACTTGTGGTTGAACCTGTTTGAACTCCATTAAGATACAACCTTGCTGTTGTGTTATCAAAAGTCATGGTTCCCATATACCAATTTCCGACAGAAAGAGTTCCTGCAACAAGATTTACTAGTGTTGCTGATGGTCTTAAAGTTACTCTAAAAGTTCCACTACTATTTGCAACCTCCCATCCCAAACTATAATCATTTAAAACTTTTGCCACTATTGCTTGATATGATGAAATGGAGTCAACATAAAACCAAACATTGACTGTTATATTATTTCCAACATCAAATATAGAACTATTCCCACAATCAACATAATCATTATTTCCATCAAAAACAATAGCTCCGCCATTATCAGAACTATAAGTAGGTCCGCTGGTCAGAGTTCCATTGTTCCCTTCACCACTTAAATCAGTCCAAGTTGTTCCACTTCCTGGATAACTATTTTTATCAGCAGCATCTAAACATAATACCAATCCATCTGTTACAATATTTGAATTTCCATGAGCAGCCATAATCTATATCCCAAACCTAATTC